GAGGCGTTTGACGCCTTGGAGAAAGAATACATCGACGCATGGCGCGGCACTAAGCCGAACGATGATGCCGTGCGCGAGAAGATGTTTCAGATGCTGCGAGCTCTTGATGCGCTCAAGCAGCACCTGACCACGATCGTCCAATCGGGCGAACTGGCGGCGAAAGAACTTACCCGCCTGTAACGAGGGACAAGCGCCAAACGAGCCAAGCCGCAAGGAAGCTCACGCCGCGCACCCCTTTCTTGAGGAAGTCTTAATGAGTGACATCGCCGGGGGCGAAGGCCCCATTACGGCGCGCGACGCCGTGTCTCTTCTGCTGAACAAGGAAGGCCCCAAGGCCCAACCCGAGCCGGTAGAAGAAAAATCGCAGCAGCCAGAAGCAGAACCTGTTGAAGTCGAAGTTGAAGCGGAGGGCGACGCCCCCGTCGAGATTGAGGCGGAAGAGGAAGCCGATGGAGACGCTGCGCTAGCAGCCGAAGACGAATACGAAGACGTTGATGGCGAGCCAAGCGAGGACGAGGCCAAGCCTCTCTACACTGTCAAGATTGACGGTCAAGAGGCGCAGGTCGAACTCGGCGAGCTGATCAACGGCTACCAGCGCCAGGCTGACTATTCGCGCAAGATGCAGGATTTATCCGCCAGGTCGAAAAAGGCTGACGCGGAAATCCAGCAGGCTGCGCAACTCCGCGACCAATATATTCAGGCCCTGCAAATGGTCGAACAGACCTTCAATTCGCAGGAGCCGGGCGAGGATTACTGGAAAGACCTCTACGAGAACGACCCGATTGAGTTCGTTCGCCAGAAGGAGACTTTCCGAACCAAGAAGGAAGCCCTGTCTCAGATCGAGGCAGAGCGCAAGAAGATGCAGACGCAGAAGGCTCGCGAGCTGCATCAGAAGCGCGAAGAAATCCGCTCGCAGGAATACGAGAAGATGCTTCGGGCCATTCCTGAATGGAAGGATCAGAAAGTCTACGCGGCTGAAACCGCTGAGATGATCCCCTTCTTGAAGTCCAGGGGATACACCGACCAAGAACTGTCGAACCTCATTTACGCGCATCACGTTGAGGCGCTTCATTCGCTCTGGAAAATGGAGACGATGAAGGGCAACAAGGTGGCGCTTAAAAAGAAGGCGCAGACGGTCCCGCGTGTCGTGCGTCCCGGTCAACCTCGTCCCAAGAATGAAGGTCGGGAGAAAATGAAACGGAATGCGTTGGGAAAGCTCTCCCGCACCGGGAAGCTCAACGACGCAGTCGATTATCTTCTGACATCCTCACGAAAGGGATAAACAATGGCTACTTACACGACCTCCAGTGCGGTCGGGGAACGCGAAGACCTCTCTGATGTGATCTATCGCATCGACCCCGACGAAACCCCGGTGTTTTCCAACGCCGAAAAAGTCACGACCTCTGGCATTTTCCACGAATGGCAGGTGCAGGAGCTCGCCGCTGCTGTTGACACGAACTACGTCAACGAGGGCGCTGACTTTTCCTATGTGAACCCGAGCGCGACGACCCGCCTCGGCAACTACCATCAGATCAGCGCCCAGGCTGCTTCGGTGTCGAACACGCTCGACGTCGTTGACAAGGCTGGCCGCGATCGCGAAGAAGCCTATTGCAAGGTGTTGAAGGGAATTGAGCAGAGGCGCGACATTGAAAAGTCGCTCTTCAAGAACGAAGCCCGGTCTGGTTCTGATCCTCGTAAGGCTGCAAAGCTCATCACCTGGATGACGAACACCAGCCTGTCTTCGACTGGCACCGCCTCGTCCAACGCGACGGGCGACGGCTCCGACACGGCGAGCCTGACCGGCACCGACCGTGCCCTGACCCTCGCGCAGATCGATGCGGTCATGCAGGCTTGCTACAGCGATGGCGGTAACCCCTCCATGCTGGTTGTCTCGCCCGCCAACAAGGTTGCGTTCTCCGATCTGTCTTCTGGCAGCGCGGTGACCAACCAGTTGCACATGACCGCCAATGCTCCGAAGGACGCGGTCATCATCGGCAGCGTGTCGATGTACCTGACCGACTTCGGCACCCTGAACGTCGTCATCGACCGCCAGGCTGCGAACACCGAAGTGTTCCTCATTGACCCTGACTACTACGCGATCGGGCACCTGCCGGGTCGTATGTTCTCGGTCAACGAGGTTGCGCCGACTGGTGACGCGAAGAAGTTCGCGATCATCAGCGAATGGACCCTTATCAACAAGGCTCCGAAGGCGCATGGCATGGTCGCTGACCTGTCCACGTCGTAGCAGCGTAATGGTTGAGGGGGGCTTCGGCTCCCCTCTTCCATCTATAAAATAATTCTGAGGCAATCATGGCAACGAAGCGGATCATCAACGAAGACAAAGCCGCAGGTCGCAAGACATATTGGGTCGAGGACGTGAGCGGCCTGTCGATCGAGACGCATCAGGACGTGACGCCGATCATCGAGGCGAACAAGCGCGCCGCCAATGATTTTCGCGCCGGGTCGCTCATCGGCGACACGCAGGCGCATCAGCGCAAAATCGCCGACATTCCCGTCGCGGTTTACAACGACGCCCTCGCCCGCCTTGGCCCGCCAAATCAAAATCCGAAGGCGTGGCTGAGGTGGCTCTCCGACCCTGACAATCGCTTCTTCCGCACGACGACGGGTAATTTGTGATGGCAATTGACACCTTTGACGAGCTCAAGACCGCCGTCGCCAACTGGCTCGGCCGCAGCGACCTCACGGCTCGCATCCCCGAATTTATCGAGCTCGCCGAGGCGCGGCTCTCGCGCGAGATCGAAACGCGCGAGCAGGAAAAGCGCGCTACCGCCTCGACGACCGGCGACGACGCCTACATCGCTTTGCCTACTGATATGCGTGAAATCCGCTCGGTCCAGCTCAACACCTCTCCGCGCACGGTCCTTCGCTACATGACGCCCGCGCAGATCGAGAAGGAGTTCCCGAGCAATCGCACAGGCAAGCCCCTGTCCTACAGCGTAATAGGCAAGGAACTGAAGCTGGCGCCGACGCCCGACAGCACCTACACCGCCGAGATCATCTACACCGCTGGCGTCGAGGCGTTGTCGGCGTCCAACACGAACAACTGGGTGCTGACCCGCTACCCGGACGCATACCTTTACGGAACGCTCGCCGCCGCCTCGATCTATCTCGTCGATGATCCTCGCGCTGCCGGGTTTGAGGCGCTTTTCCAGCGCGCCATCGAAGAGATCAAGCTGGATGAGCAGCGCGCCAAATTTGGCGGCCACATAGCAATTCGCTCTGACTACGGAGAACTAACATGAGCGCAATGAGCAACTATTTGGAACTCAAGTTCCTCGACCACTTCCTCGGCACCGCATCGACCTCCGCGCCTGCGGCGGTTTACGTCTCGCTGCACACTGCGGACCCGACCGACGCTGGTTCTGGCGCCGAGGTCAGCACGTCTGGCACCGGCTACGTTCGCAAGGCCGCGACGTTCAGCGCCGCGTCGGGCGGCTCGACCAGCAACAGCGCCGCCGTCGAATTTGACGCCGCGACGTCGAGCTGGGGCACGATCACCCACTTTGGCGTGTGGGATGCGTCGGCATCCGGCAACCTGCTCTTCCACGGCGCTCTCACCGCGTCGAAGACGATTGCGACGAACGACATTTTAAAAATCGCCACCAGCAGCCTGACCATCAGCGCGGACTAACAGATGGCTGAGATCGTCGGCCCTAATCTTGACCAGATCGACGCTTGGGGGCCTCCAGACAGCGTAGCCTACTCCTACGACGACCCGATCTGGGCGACGTCTGCGCTGCGCGAGGGGGCCGCGTCCCTGTCTGCGACGGCCAGCGCCAGCGCGACGATCACGCAGTACGTGCCCACATTTGCCTCGGCTAGTTTATCTACGGCTGCGTCGGCAACGGCCACTGCGTCGATCTTCGTTATTGTCGAGGCGTCTGGTAGCTTCTCGTCTGCGGCGTCTGCGACGGCTTCGGCCCTGCACGTCGAGGCTGCGTCTGGGTCTTGCGCTGCATCGGCATCCGCGTCGGCAACTGCAAATTTTTCAATTCTCGCTTCCGCAAGCGCGTCAACATCATCGACCGCGTCAGCCACGCCGCTGCACATTCAGCCCGCGTCTGGCTCTGCTGCAATCGCAGCGACATCGTCGGCGTCGGCATTTGCAGTGCTGGATGGCGCTGCCGCACTTGACGCAGCCGCAACAGCGGGGACAGGCGCGATTGCAATCCTTGCTGGCGCTGCCTCTCTCTCCACGGCGGCGACCGGCGCAATGATTGGAAAAATACTTGGCGAGGACTGGACCGCAGCCGCTAACGACGGCGAGACTTGGTCAACGGTGTCGCCGGGTTCTGAAGTGTGGGCAACCGTGAGCGTCGGCTCAGAAAATTGGAACGTCGCAGCATGATTAGGTTCGCTGATTTTCTTCCCGACCAGCCCGCGCTGGAAAACCAAGGCACGACGGTCGCCAAAAACGCCGTGCCCGCCCTGCGTGGCTACCGCTCCCTTAACGGGCTGTCGGCATACTCCGGGGCGGCGACGAACTACATTCGCGGGGTAATTGCAGCTAAAGATAGCGCGCAGGCGCAATATGTTTACTGCGGCGACGAAACCAAGCTCTACAGGCTGTCTGGCTCTAGCTCTGTTGCGCTGACCGACGCGAGCAAGGTTGGAGGCTATGCGACCAGCAGCGACGACCGCTGGCGCTTTGTGACCTTTGGCACGGCGCTGATCGGAACAAATTACGACGACGCAATGCAGACGCTGACGATCGGCGGCTCGACCTTTGCCGATCTCGGCGGCTCCGCGCCAAAGGCAAAATATATCGCCGTAGTGCGCGATCAGGTCTTTACCGGCTTTACCAATGAAAGCGGCACGGCTTATCCCTACCGTGTTCGCT